CCGGTGATCGGGTACTGCGGGTACCGCCTGTTGAAGGCCTGGACTCGCTCGAGCAGCTTGCCGCGCATTTCGCTATCGCCCTGTTTCACGGCCATGGCGTAGCGGTTCAGGATGCTGCGCCGCTCCGTCAGGATGTGTTGCTCGGCGTTCTTCAGTGCGCGGTTCGTGTCGTAGCGCTCGGCGATGTGCGCCGGTGTAAAACCCATCGCCTGCGCGATGATGTTCCAGGTTCCCACCTCGTCGACCAGCGGCGTACCATCCATGGTCAGCACGCCCTCTTGGGTGTAGCGCCCAGCGCGCATGGCATCCTTGATCGCCTTCGGCATCATCGCCTCTATCCCGCGCCAGACGTGCCCCTCGCCGATCATCTTCACGCCGGTGAAGGTATTGCTGACCATCGCCGGCGCCGCGCCCAGCACCTGCTCCATCCAGTACAGATAGGCGTCCTTGCCTTCCAGCTCGCGCCCGGCCGGGCGGAACCACAGGTAGCCCATGCCGACACGCTCGGTCAGCGAAAGGTCCGACACGGTGCCAGGCAGGCCGCCCAGCACCACGGCGGCCACGTCCGGTCCCAGCGCGTCCACCAGATTGCGCCTCATCTTGTCCTCGGTGCTCCACGGATCATCGTCATCGTCGAACAGATCCAGCAGCGCCAGGATGGCCATGACACCAGGGATACCCATCACGCCGGCGAACAGCCCGAACATGGAGAACATGCCCGCCAGCCGGCGCTTGGCCATGCGCTTGACCTCGGGCGTCTCGCCCTTCATGGCGCCGCGCAGATCGATGACCAGGCGCGACAGCATGTTGATCGAGTGCTGACGGAACACCAGCAGCACCTTGGCCGTGTCGTTCTGCATGAAGCGCGCACGGTTGCCGGAGCTGTAGTCGAAGTGGGTGGTCCAGGTCAGCTCGGCCGCTTCCTTGATCGCCGCCTCATGGTCCAGGCCGTTCGCACGGCCCAGGCGGTAGGCCGCCATCACCGTCACCTCACGGTTGTAACGCTCGGCATTGTGGAAGGCCCAGCTGATGTAGCCCATGACCTTGTGGCGCACCGGGTTGTACTCCACGCCCGTCTCGCCGACGCCGGCCAGGTCGTGCGCCTGCGTCTTGTCGATCAGCCCCATGCGCATGAACTCGGCGAAAGCGGCGGCCTCCTGGCCTTCCAGGCGCTTCTCGATGTGCCCGCGCCCTTGCACGAAGTCAGCCGAGGCCTTGGTCAGCGCCGCGGCGGCCTTGGTTTCGCTGCCGAAGCGCGCACCCAGGATCGGGATACCCATCATCCAGGTCTGCGTCGTGTTCACCAGCGCGGCGGCCGGGGTGATGCCCAGCTGATAGACGAAGGCGGCCGACGTGATGTGCTGGGCGATCTTCCCGCTCTTGGGCGACATGACCCATTCGTGCCGCTTGCGCAGCTCGTTGGCGATGGTCATGGCGTCCACCGGATCCTTGGCGGCCTTGGCCTGGTCCTCGACCTGCTCGACCAGCTCGTTCATTTCGAGCGAGTGCTTCAGGCGGGCGATCTGGTACGAGCTATGGAACATGGAGCTGGCGAAGGCGCGCATGGCGTCCCGATCGAAGCCGGCGGTCTTCTTGCGGTGGATGAAGCCCTTGCGCATGGAAAAGTCCGGCATCGTCTCCAGGTACATCTGGTAAATCTGGTCGCTCAGCTCCTTGGAGTTGGGCATGCGCGATACCACGTCCTGCAAATCGGCGATGAACGCCGGATCTACCGCGCCCTCCAGCTCCTGCTTGTTCGACTGGCGACCGACCTTGACCGACAGGTTCGGGTAGGTCTTGCGCAGCTCGGCGGCCGCCGCTTCCATGTCGGCCGCGCTCTCGAACATGGAGAACGACACCAGCTCGTCGCCGTCACGCATGGCTACGAAGTAATCGCCGTAGCGCTTGAGCGGGAAATACGGCTCGTCCACACGCATGCTCTCGAACTTCTGGCGCAACAGCAGGATCTTCGCGCTACCGCCCTTCTCGGCCGATGCCACGCGGCCGTTGTAGCGCTTCTCGGCGGCCTCCAGCGCTTCGTCCAGCTCGTCGCCAACCAGTTCGTCCTTGGCACGCTGAATGTCCGCGTCACGGTCGCGGCGAGCGCGCTTCTTGGCGTACTCGGCCGACTTGCGGATGTTCTCCTCGATCACGCTTTCCAGGGTGCTGATCTGCTGTTTGTAGGCGTCACGCGCCTCGCCGAACATGGCGCGGTGCTCGGCCGGCAGCGACTGGAACTGGATGCGCAGGCGGTTATAGGTCGCCTTCTGCTCCGGGGTATACGCCTCCTTGATCGGCTTGCTGGGGTCCACGCCCTCCAGGGTGGCGGCGTGCATCAGGTCGGCCAGGCGCTGCTCGGCCTTGCGGTCGGTCCAGCGCAGCTTGAGCCAGCGCTGCGCGATCGCGTCATAGCGGGTGTGCATTTCGTTGCGATCGGCATCCATGGCGCGCTTCTCGTCCATGTAGGCCGTAAGCGCGGTCATCGACTGCGGGGCGAAGTCGCGCAGGTAGTTGAGCGGCAGCGCCCCCAGCATCGCCGGTTTCAGGTCGGACACGCGGCCCTTGAGCGTGCGCTTGGCGTTGCTCGCGGCCACGTCGAACGACTCGCGCCGGCCGATGAAGTCGCCCAGGCGGAAGCGAATATCGGCGTCGAACTCGTCGAAGGTGCCGACGTTATCGGTCGCCGACTTGATCTGGTAGTTGTTGAACGCCACCCAGGCCTTTGCCGACGGGATGTGCATGCCGTCGTGCCCGGCCTGCTCCAGCTTGGCGCGCCAGCGGCGAGCCTGGACCGGATTCTCGATCGCCTGCATTTCCTCGAGCGTGGCCACGTAGGGGTTCTTGATCGAAGCGTACAGCTCCATGACCTTCGCCAGGCCCGGCATACCGTCACTGGCGTTGCGTGCGTAGCCCTCGGCGCTGCGCTGATCGCTGGTCATGAAGTAGCCCAGGTCGGACGTGGCGTGCCCGGTGCTGTTGCCCGCGCGATTCTCGAACACAGTGAACTCCGAGGCGGTACCGTGATACAGCACCTGCGGCTCGCCCTGCTTGTCGACCACCTTGGACGCACCAAACCAGCTGCGGAACGCATCGGTAGCGGTCTGATCGACGCCACCTACCAGCTTGAACAGCGGCTGGCCGTCCGTCGCCTCGTCCGCTCGAATAGCCTCTTTACGGGCGGCTTTCAGCTCATACGCCAAGTCGGTAATACCGTATTCGGCCAGCTCCGCATAGCCCTTCTTGCGCAGCCAGTCACGCACCAGCCCTACCCATTCCTCCACGATACGGCGAAGGGTGCCGGTTGTTTCGGCCGCGTGCGCCAGCAGTTCCTCCATCAGGATCAGGTGGCGTTGTTTCTCGGTCAGCTTCTTGTCCCGCTTGCCGGCCGCCTCATACTCGCTCAGGTCGATACGCTGCTCGCGCGCCAGCTTGAGCACGCCATCCTTGCCACCGACGCGCGACAGCAGCATGGACAGGCGCGCTTCCAGCTCTTTGCCGTACATGGACCGCAGGCCGTAATGGGCATAGTGTTCGTGGAACACGGCGCGACGCACTTCATCAGCCGTCGTGAAACGGTCATCCACCAGATAGGTTTTACCCTTCCAATGAACCCCTTTAATCTCGCGCGGCGGTATGCCCTGGCGCTCTACCGCATCACGAATCCCCGCCGGAAGGTCCGCGAAGCTAGTGAAGACGAACCGCCCAGCGGTCGCCTCACCTACCGCCTTGACGGCAGCCTTCTGTACTGCCCCCCGGTCGAGAAAACGGATTCGGGTAGCGCCGGAGGGGCGCGAACCGACGGAGAACCGGACGCCTGAGTCGGTCGGCACAGCGTCGGCCTCGGTCAGCCCTTGCGGGTTTTCCTTGGTGACCACTTCCGGCGCCTCGAACGGGCGCTCCTCGTAGACGGCCATGCCTTGCGCGTCCCGCGCCTCGGTGTAGGGGATCACTACGTTGCCTTTGGCATCGGCGGCCAGCACGAACCAACCGTCTTTGTTCCAGCGGTGGCCGGTGACTAGGAATGTCTTGGACTTCCAGGTCACTTCCGTATCGACCGGGACGCCGCTGCGCAGCCACGCCGGCGGCGGTACCGGGTTCTGCTCCAGGTCTTTCTCCAGCAGCTCGTAGTCCTTTTGCGCGCGCTCCAGGTCGGCAGCCATGTGGAACGGCTCGCCGGCCACCTGCTCCAGGCGGGTAATGGTGCGCGCCGCCTCGACCACTTCATTGCGTTGCTTCTGGATCTCGTCTGGGTAGCCGCGCAGGGCGGTTTCCAGGCTCTGTAGGCGCAGGCTGCGGCTGGAAATTGGCGTGCCGTTGATATCGGCGGTGATGACCGGCTGATCGGCCCAATACGGCCAGGTCAGGCTCAGCGCGTGACCGCCGAAGCTGCCGACCGGGTGCGCGCGATTGTCGCCGGTGCGCACGTTATCCTCGGCGAATGCGGCGATCGCTTCCTCGGCTTCCTTGCGGGTGGCGTACTCGGTGCCGTCCACGGTCATGGTGAAACCGGCGCCAGCAGTGGCCGCCGTCAGCGCCTGGACCGCCTCGACCACGCCGGCATCGTCCAGCGCCTTGAGCTTGTCGCGCCGCTCGTCGCGGCGCTCGCGGGTAATGCGCAGCGATCGGCGGGCATCCGACACGGCCTGGCCGTGAAGGCGCTCGCGCGATTGCAGCTGCTCGATCTTCTTCTTCAGCTTCTCGCGAATCAGGATACGCGGGTCGCCTGCCGCCTCGGCGAAGGTTTCGAGGATGTCGCTTTCTTCCTCGCTGGCCGCGTCGCCTTCAATCACGCGGTCGGCGTCGTTGGATTTGAGGAACGCAGTGATGAAGCGCTGCTTGATCGCCAGCACCTGCCAGCGCCGGCCATCCAGGCGGTCGGTCAGGTAGCGGTATTCGAGCACCGTGTTCCACTGGTTGCCTTGGCGGTGGCCGCGACCATTACGCTGTTCCAGATCGCCCGGCATCCATGGCGCGTCCATGTGGTGCATGGCGCGCAGGTTGCGCTGCATGTTCACGCCCACGCCCAGCGATTGCGTGCTGCCGATCACCACGCGAATCTCGGCGCGGTTCATGGCGTCGGCGATCGCCTTGCGCTTGTCCTTGCTGGTGTCGCCGTCAACAATCGCGATCTGCTCGCGCGGAATACCCTGCTGAACCAGGCGCTCGACCACATCGCGCATGGTCGAGAAGGTCTTGTAGGTGACCTTGCGCTTGTCGCCGACCGGGCCGACGCTGCGGGTTGCCGTCGTCGACAGCCCCTGCTGCGCGAATATCACCTGTGTGGCGAGCGGGTGCGAATTGTAGACCTCCAGCACGTTGCGCACGACGCGACTGGCCTTGCTGTCCGGCTCGTCCGGTACCTGCCCTTCCTGACCGGCCAGCTCGGCGCCGCGGTTCAGGCGAACGTCAAAGCTGGCTTTGCCGGCCAGGTTCTCGTAGATGATGGGTGATTCAGGGGCGCCAGCGCTCATCGTCTCTTTGCGTTCCTTGCCGCTCATGCTGCGCCAGGCACGGGCATAGCCCTGGATCTTCTGGAACTCGACCTTCTGTTCCTCGGTGAGGTCGGCCGTGTCGATGATGACCTTCTTGTAGGGGCGGTCCTTGGCCTGCTCGGTGCGTCCGTTCAGCAGCTCGGCGCGCTCGGCCTCGGTCAGCTCCTCGTCGTCCATCTTCTTGCCGGTGGCGGTGTGGCGCGGCTGCATTTCCGGCATGTCGTCGGCAAATACCACGTCCATGTATTGCCCAATCATCCGGCGCAACTCGGGCACGTTGATGAACGCAGACAGGCGCGTTACGGCTTCGTATTCCGCCGCCGCGTTCAGCTCCACGTCGGTGACTTCGCGGGCAAAGGATCCAAACCAGCCGTCCCACTGATCCACGCCGGCGGCCTCCATTTCCTCCTGCATGATGTAGCGCATCTGGTGGAACACTTCGGTCAGCGTGTTGGTGATCGGCGTTCCGGTGAAGACGTGGACGTTGCCGCCGTTGTTGTGGGTGCGGATGTACTTGGTCAGGAAGGCCAGTGCGATCGAGCGGTCGGACGATTTGGTCTGCAAGCCCTTCATCTTCATCGTCGTGCTAAATGGCGGCTTCTTGAACTCATGGCCTTCATCGACCAGCACCATATCAATGCCCAGGTCTTCGAACGCGGTGGCGCCCTCCTTTGATGCCCGTTGCGCCTGTTTCTTGATGGCGTTGATGATCTTGTTGCGGGTTTTCACTAAGTCTTTTGCGGTGACGGAGCGCAGCTTCTCCAGCTCCTTGTCATCCTTGAGCATTTCGCTGGTCAGGGTTACGCCATCTTCTTCGGCAGCCTCGGCCGCGGCGCTTTCCAGCTCGCGAATTTCCTCGTAGGCCATTTCCATTAGCGTTTCTTCCTTGAACGCCAAGCGGTTAATGAGCGAGTGCGGCAGCACCACCGCGTCCCAATCGTCGTTCGCTATCTGACGCAGCTTGATATCCACGGTATCGGGCGACAGGTTGTCGATATAGAGCACCTTGGCGGCCGGGTACATCATCTGAATTTCAGCGGCGACCGACTTGCTGTTGGCGTTGTGCGCCAGGATCAGCGGCTTCTTGGCCATGCCATAGCGGCGCGACTCCACAGCGATGCCGCCCATGGTGAAGGTCTTGCCGGTGCCGACTTCATGCGCGTTGAGCGAGCGGCGCATGACCAGAGCGCGCCAGATAGCGTCACGCTGGTGCTTACGCAGGTCGAACGGGCCATTGCCCAGGCTCAGCGCCATGCCTTCGAACGCCAGCACGGAGCCGTCAAAGTTTGGGGTTGCGTAGGCGTTGCGGGCGTCGTTGTACTCGCGTTCGACGCTCTCGCGGCGCTCAGGGTCCGACCATAGCCACTCGCCGAAGCGCTGGCGAATCTCGCCGATCTTGCCGTTTACTTCCTTGGTGGCCTCACTGTCGATGTACTCGTTTCCGTTGCTGTCCTTGCGCTTGATGTTGATTGTCAGATTGCTGATCGCCGCATTCACCAGACGGGAGAATGGAACCTCCTTGGTGCCAAAGCCGGCGCTGGCCTCGGCCCGGTTGTTGGCGCCGTTGGGTAGCTTGATCTTCCAGCGACCACCGGAATAACTCACGTCGATTCCGTCAGCCTTGGGCAGGTTGAGCATGTGAGCGACGTACTCGGCATAGATGCCGGTCGATACCCACGAAGCCCCCATCTGCGCCTCGATCTTGTAGTACGGCACGTCGGCCGGCACCACCTCGCCCAGGGCGTCTATGTTGCGCTGTAGCTGGGCCAGCCCTTCGGCGACGGCCGCCTTGGCATCGCGCAGCTTCTCGCGCACGTTGCCCGACAGATAGATATCCGACGGCACCACATCGCCGCTTGGTAGCTCGAATACGGCGCCTTTGCTCAACAGCTCGGACTTGACCTCGGCGACCGGCCTTTTCGCCATCTCCGCGACCTGCTCCAAGGTCGGATTGATGGACTGGTTACGCGCCAGCACGAAAGCGTCAGCAATACTTGGGTTCTCAATAGCCAGCGCACCGCGCGTGGTGGCCTTGGACATGATCGCCGATGGCCGATAGGTGACGGCCGCGCCATCCTTCTCCATGACCTCCAGCGCCGCCAGGGACGCATAGAACGGGTCGTCGATCTTTTGCAGGTAGCTGAGCCCGTAGCTCTCATTGATCGGCCCGTGCTTGGCGACAAACGCCTCATAGCTGGCCTTTAGCGCCTTGCGCTCGGCCTTGACATCACCGCTGCGCTGCGCCTCGATCACAGCCGCATACTGCTTGCGCAGCTCTATGAGGCGGTCGAACTGGTCTTCACGCGCGCGGGTGGTCGCCTCGCTCTTGACGGCGTACTTGGCAACCTCATTGGCTGGCGCCAGGTACTCGCCCCGCACCACAAACAAGCCGTCCTTGGTGCGAATCAGCGAGTTCTCGCGGTCGGCGGTGTGGTTGGCGATGTAGCTGATCGTGTCCGCCTGGCGCTCGGGCTGGAATGCGCCCTCGGGCGCCAGCTGGGTGATGCGCTCCAGCTGCTCGGTCATGTTGTCGGGGCGGTGAACGATCATGCCCGGCCGCTTGAAGGTGGTCCCGTGGCCAAAGTCGATGGTGCCAATGACGTTCTGCGGGTTCTTGACGTAATACTCGTTGATCGAGACGGTTTCACCGCTTGGGGTCTGGTAGTCCACCGACTCGATCCAGCCCGCGTCGGCGATGTTGCGCACCGGTTCGGGACGCTTGCGCAGGATGACGATATCCGTCACCACGCTGGTGCCGGCGTATTCCTTGAAGGCGCCAGACGGCAGGCGGAACGCGGCCACCAGCTCGGCCTTCTTGGCCAGCTCGGCGCGGATCCCGATCGACTTCTTGTCCATGCTGCCTTTGGACGTGATGCCGACCACCAGGCCACCGGCGCGGGCCTGGTCCACCGCTTTCAGGAAGAAGTAATCGTGCAGATACGGGTTCAGGCGCTGGTACCGGCGATCGGCGATCACCGTATCCTCGAAAGGCCAGTTGCCGATCACCAGGTCATAGAAGCCGTCGGGCGTCTTGGACTCCTGGTAGCCCTTCACCTGGATATTGGCGTCCGGATAGAGCAGCTTGGCCATGCCGCCAGTGACCGGATCCAGCTCGATGCCGGCCAGCTGGCTGCGCGCCTTCAGGTCGGCCGGCATCATGCCGAAGAAGTTGCCGATGCCCATGGATGGCTCGAGCACGCGACCACCCTGGAAGCCCATGCGCTTGACCATTTCCCACATCGCCAGCACCGTCGGCGGGTCGGTGTAGTGGGCGTTGGTGATGGAGCGTTGCAGGCCTTCCCATTCCTTCTGGCCCAGGTTGTCGCGCAGCCACGCATCGCGCGCTTCCCAGCCGCTTTTCGGCGCAGGGCGTGCCCAGCTGCCCTGGAACAGCTCCTGCCCGAACGAACCCCAGCCGGTGTAGCCGGCGAGCACTTCCTGTTCTTCGCGGGTGGCCGGACGGCCCTCGGCGCGCAGCTCGTTGTACAGCTCGATTGCGGCGCGGTTCTTGTCGAAGCGGGCGACCTGGCCGCCGCCTACGATCTTGAGCGGGTCAGCTACGTGGAAATTGCCAGGGCCGGGATTGCCTGGACTGACTTCGGCGGGTGCCTTGGTGGCGGTTACGCTTGGGCTGCGATCGGCTCGTTCTGCGCTTCCGGCTCCAGCATCAGATGGTTCCTTTCGGCCTGCTCGCGGGCGTCCGTCAGCGGCACGCCCTGGCGCAGCTGCTCGTTCACCTCCTGCCACATCCGTTCCTGGAGCACGTAGGCCAGCGGCGTCGTCAGCCCCACCCTGGACAGGTTCGCCCACAGCTTCGGGCTCTCCAGCCGCCACGCGGCCAGTATCCGCTTGTGCAGATCCCGGTTGTGTATCACGTCCTCGTCCGCCAGCAGGCGCTGGTACTCCTGCCTGATCTGCTCGATCCACTGCGGACTGAGTGCTGTCTGTGCCATTGGTGTTCTCCTGCGGCTGCGCCACCTCGTCCCGAAGGTCGTTGGCGTAGCGGATGATGTACGGCTTTACGCCGGTTCCGAAGCTCTGCAATACCGTCCGGACGAACTGCGCCAGGTCGTGCCCGGCTGCCTGTGCGTCACGCAACATGGCCTGGAAGTGCGGCTTGGCCTTGGCATAGGTTTCCTCGTCGAACGTCAGCCCGCTCGACAGCCTGCCGGATCCACCAAACAGCTCGGTGAGCCCCTTGATCGCCTCCATGCCGGCGCTGCTGACATTGTAGCCGAAGCTCTTGGCAATCTCGCCGGCGGTGCGCTCAACGTCGGCCGCATCGGTTTCGTCGGCGCTTTCGGCCGGCGATGTGGTGCTGCGCGGCTTCGGCGCGGCGTCCTTGGCCTTCGGCTGGGTCTTGCGCTTGCGCTTGGGCGCAGGCTTGGCCGTGTCGGCGACCTGTGCGTCCTCGGCGGCGATATCGTCGATCAGCGACGACAGCGCGGCATTGCTCATGCCGGCGAGCTGCTGGGCCAGATCCGGCGCGGCGGCCTTCTCCTGCTCCTTGCGGGCGTCCATGTTGCGCTGAACATTCGCCGCGATGCCGTCACCGAAGCCTTCCAGCCACGCATCAGCAAGGTCGCCCTCGCCCATCCAGGCCGGAGGCGTCCGTTCTTCGCCTGCGTCGTATGCCTCGCGCCCCATCTTGCGAACCTGGCGCAGCTTGTCGGCTTTGCGGGCGTCCTCGATCGGTACGGTTGCTGGCGCCGGCTTGGCATTCATCAGCGGCTCGATATCGTCCGGGTGCTCCATTTTCAGGATCGCGCGTTTTTGCTCTACCGGCGTGTGTGCTCCAGCTAGGCCGCTGCGGCGGTACAGATCCTCGATCTGCTTGTCGCTCAGCAGGTCCATGGCCTTGTCCAGCTTGGTATGCCGGGACTTGAGCGCCAGCGCCTCGTCGCTCGGCAGCTCGGCCGTACTAGACATACCCTCACGCACCCACGTGCGGTTTACTTCCTGCCACTGCGCGGCCAGGGCGACCGCCTCGTCCATGCTGTCGAAGGTTTCCGTCATGCCCGGTGCGGCTGCCTTCATGCGGCCGTCTTGCATGCTGGTTGTTGTCGATGCCACCTGGAACTGGATCTGGTCATCCGTGCGGATGACTCGCACGCTGGTGGTGGCGGCGCGCCCGGCGCCCTCCACTACATGCTTCATGCCGTTGGTGCCTTCGATCTTGGTAAAGCCGATAGCTTCCAGCGCACGGGCCAGCTTATTGCCCGCGCGAATGCTGCGTACCGCAATGCTGGTTGATTCCGGCGCCGCTTCCTGCGGTTCTGGCGCCTTGGTCGGCTCCGGCGGGGTCGGCATGGCGTTGCGCAGATCCTCGCGCGCCGCCTCGATATCCTGGTCGTTGTAGCTGTCCTCGATCGCCGTCCGGATATCGGCCTCGGCCATGCCGGCGTCTGTTGCTGCCTGGAACTCGGCGCGCGGGAAACCCTTGAACTCGGCAGCCAGGCGATCGGCAGCCGACATATCGGCCAGGTTGTTCGCCATGAAGTAGGCGTAGGCAAACCCTTTCGGGGTCAGGCTGCGGCCGTACTTGTCCTTGCCGGCAAGCCCGTTGGTGATCTTGCTCCCCTCGGTCGGGGCGACGTTGGCCAGCGGCAGCTCGGTATTGAAGTCACCCCACAGCAGCGTGCGCTTGGTGTAGGGATCGCCGAAGTTGTTGGGCTGGAAGGTCATCGCCGGCTTGGGAAGGCCAGTCAGCTTCTGGATCCGCCCGACCGGGTTTTCCAGCGCCCACGACGACGGGCGGAACAGCTCCACGGTGCGCAGGGTCTGGCGCACCAGCTCGACACTGGCAGCGGTGCGGCCGTCGGCGTCCTTCTTCTTCCAGGCATGGGCACCGGAGCTGGAAAAGTCGGTGCAGGGCGGCGCGGCCAGGATGATATCGGCGCGCTCGATGCCCAGCTGCTCGGTCAGGTACTCGACGGAAAAGTCGTTGATATCCATACCGTCCTGGATATCGAAGCGGTGGACCTCGTAGCCGGCGTCGAGCCAGGGCTGGCTCCACTCGCCCGATGTATCGAACAGCGACAGCACCACCTTGCCGGCGTTTACGCGGCTCTTGCCCTGCGCCTTGGCGTGCGCTTCCCACTCGGCCACCAGCGCCTGCGCCTGCTCGACGGTCATTTCGCCAGCGCCCTTGGCGCGGTCTTCGCTGCGCACGGTCTTGGTCGGCTCGACGAATACCGGGATCGAATCCTCGCCCTGCTCCATTTCGGCCAGCAGGTCAGCGAACGCCTTTTCCGGAATCTCGATAGGCGCCTTGGCGGCCACCTCGCCCTGTTCAACCGCGGGCGAAGCTGCGGAGGTAGGCTCAACTGCCGGAGGCTGCTGGACTATTAAGTCCCCTTGCTGCTCTGCCAGCGGGCGAATCTCGTACTTGTTGCCGTTCTTCACGACCTGGTGCGTGCCGCCGAGCTTCTTCTTGGCGATGTGCGCCTGTGCCTTGCTCTCGGACGCGAACCATTTGACGGGCGCCGCTTCGGCAGGCTGAGCGTCACGCGCGGCGGGGGCTGCGTCTTTGACGGGCATTTGATCGGCGGCGGATGCAGACACTTCTTCCAGCTGAATGCGGCGGCCAGGGTAATCGGAATGCTTACTCTTGACCGTGACAGCCTCGGCGTGGGTCATCGGCTCGGCGGAAAGAACTTCCCGGCGGCCGGTCTTTTCGTTGATCGCCACCAGCTGATAGCGGCGCTCATTCGCGGCCGGCGCGGCAGCGTCAGTGGTAGAGCTGGGGAACTCATGCGCAGCAGACAGCAGCTGGTCGATCGGCGCCCCCAGGCGGATGATCTTCACGCCGTCGCCGCTCTCGCGGGCAGCGAGCCACTGGTGATGACCGTCAAGCACATGATTATCGGATGAAACCAATATGCTGCGGTTGCCGCCGGTGTAGGCCTTGGCCTGCTCCACCTTCTTGCGGCTGAACTCGCCTTGCGTGGGCTTGAGGCTGGCAGCCGCTACGGTTTCCTCCTGGTGCTCGATGCCGCGGGCATTCAGGAAATTGACCATCGCGCCACGGTGTTCGGCCTTAATCTGAGGCATGTCGGCACGCGGAACGCCTATGGTTCCCGACTCGCTGGTGAACGCTGCCCAGCCATCGCCAAGGTCTCGGCCTTCGATCTGCGGGGCGGCCTGCTGCGCTGCTGCGCCGGATAGAAGCGCCTCAATCGCACTCTGGTCAGACGCCTCCTGCTTGTCCCATGGGTAGCTTCCCAGCAGGGCAGCTTCTGCCTTCAGCCTGCCTTTTGCATCGGTGAACGGGCTGCCCGGTCGGGCCATAAGTTCGCGGCGGCGAACAGGAGGCATTTCATTCCACTGCTCACCGATGTTGCGGCCTTCGATGGCCGGTGCCGTAACGGTTTCAGGGCTTACTGTTGCCTGCTCTACCGCTGCGCCTGCCTGCTGGCCGCTTCGCTGCCAACCGTTTGCCAGTTCGGCGTCGAGACTTACCTTGTGGCGCTTCCCGCCAGGGAAAACAGCATCGGCGAGTCGACCGTCTGGCGATACGCTCTCAATGGTGTAGCTGGTGCGACCCTTCTGCCACTGCTCGCCGACCTTGAAGGCATCCGCGGGCGCGTCAACGGCGGCCGGCGCAGCCGATGGGTTCTGGTCGAACGGCTCCAGGGCGGTGCGCAGGCGCGCACGTTCACGGCTCAGCGCAGGCGTCCATCCACCGGCCGACTTCGCCTGGCGCTCCAGGTAACTCAACTGGTCGCGCAGCTCGGCCTCGACCGCTTCAGGCTCTTGCAGGCCCATCTGCTGCGGCTTGGGCGCCCCTGCGGTCTGCGTCTTGTTCTGCTGCTGGATCAGCTCGCCGGCCTGCTTGCGGGTCAGCCCCTCGATCTGCTCCGGTCCTACGCCGCGGCGGGCCAGAATGGCGCGTTGCGACGGAGTAGCCGGCGGCTCGGTCGACGCCTGCGGATCTGCCGGCGGCGCCTCGGCAAGCGGCCCCTCAGTCCGTGCCGGGGCTTGCTGCTCGGCGACCGGTTCTGCTGCCTGCTCGGTGGCGGGCGCCACCTCGGACAGCGGGCCAGCCGACAGCGCAGGCGCACCAGCGGGCGGCAACAGACTGGCAGCGGCTGACAGCGGCCCGTTGTTCGGATCGGGACGCGGTACCGGCACCGGTGCGGGATTCTCGGCGGTCGGGGTCGGCTGGACCATCGACGTGTCGACGGCCGGGGCGGCTTCGGGGGCGGCTGCATCGATCGGCGCGGAACCGTCCAGGGCGGGATCAGCACCAGGTACCGGCGCGGCGGCGGGCTGCTCCAGGCCCGGGTCGGCGATCGCCGCCGCTTCTTCCCATAGCCCGCGCTGCTCGCGCTTGCGGGTCATGTTCCAGGCGGTTTCGGCGCCGGACTGGCCGACCGACAGCAGCGACTCCAGCACGGCATCGGTCACGTTGCCTTCGCCGGTAGCCGCCAGCTCGCCCAGGTACTCGCCCACACCCTCGCCCGCCGACTCCATGGCCAGCAGGGTGCCTGCCTCGGCGGCGCGGCGCTTGAGCGTGTCAGTGGCCTTGACCGCGCTTTCCTGCGCGGCACGCACGGCAGCGCTGACCTGCGGATTACTACGGGCCGCCAGCACGGCCGCTTCATCCGCCACATCGACACCCTGGTCTACCAGTGCCTTGCGCGTGGCTGCCTCCAGCGCCGATCGGGTGGTGCGCTGCATGGCGCCCGACACGGCGCCACCAATCCCCAGCGTCACGGCATCCACGCCGGTGATAACGCCACCCTTGATAGCGCCCTCGCGCTTCACCTGGTCCATTACCTCGGGGGTGAACTCGCCATCATCGGCCGCCCCCATGGCCTTGTGGCCAGTTTCGATCGCCGCATTGCCCAGGAACATGCCGGCCAGACCGCCGACCACGCCACCAATACCAGCGCCGACCGGGCCGCCTGCTACAGCACCCAGCGCCGCGCCGCCCTTCATGCCGGCGTAACCGCCCGCCAGGGTCGGGACCGAGTTCGGCAGCTGCTCGAGCACGGCCAAACCAGCGCCGGCCGGGTTGTCCCAAACAGCCTTACCGACATTGCCGATGGCATCGAGCAGGCCTGGATCCTCGCCGGAGGCCTTCGTGTTTTCCTCTACGTCGCGGTAGAGGTTGTCCAGGCGGTAATCCTTCGGCGCCTCCTGCTGCGCCTTGGCCTTGCCCACCACGCCGTCAGCGTTTCCGGTGTAGGTGTTCGCCGTGGCGCCGATCGCGCGCGCGGCGCTCTTGGTGCCCTGCTTGAGCGTGCCGAGCACGCCCTGATCGGCCTCGAAGTCCTCGGACGCGGTGGAAGCATCGAATCCGGCCGTCGACGGATCAAAGGCGCCAGTGGTGGCGGGCTGGGTATCGTCTTCGTCGAGAAATGCGCTGGTTGGATCGAATGCCATTTACAGGTGCTCCCACTGTGGATTGCCTTGGGCGTCCGTGCCCTTGTAACGCGCGCGATTGCCAGCGGCGTCCTTGTAGATTTTTCCGGCTTGGAACTGCGCCGCCGGCGCTTGGCCGCCCTGCTGCCCTTGGCCTACCAGCTGGCCAGTGGTCACATCGAGCGCAGCCTTGCCGAAGACTGGCGCGCCGAGCGCATCCTGGCCCATCACGACGTCTTGCAGCATGTAGCGGTCTTTGGCTGGTGTGGTCAGGGTGTTGTAGGCGCGCTGGATCTGCTCGCGCGTGGCGGGATCCAGATTCGGGTCGGCCAGCTGTTCACGCAGCTGCTGTACCTGGCGCTGCTGTTTCAAGCTGAGCTGCCCTGCCTCCAGATCCATGTCGAGGCGCTGACGCTCCAGCTCACCAGTCCGCTCGGCGTTGCTCAGCTCGCGCTCCTGGTTGGCCAGCTTACGGTCATTGAAGCCCAGGCGCGCCTCCAGCTCTTGCGAGCGCAGCGCACGGTCGGCCTGATCGGCGCCCACTGCGTCATTACGGCGCTGATCGGCGCGGTCGAGGCGGTCATTTTGCAATTCAGCGAAGGTCGGCGATCGTGTGCTGTCTCGCACGACGGTGAAATTGCCGGTATCGCCCAGCTCGCCCTGACGGCGAAGACGGTTTGTGCCGGCGCGGATCTCGTTCGCGCGCCCGTAGCGCTCCATGGCCAGGGCGCTGTCGCCCGCCTCACCCACAGACAGGCCGCCGACGCCGTTGCCCATGCGACCGGCAGTCATCTGACTATCGGATGCACTTGATACGTCGTTCGGCGCATTGCTGAATTCGGGCACGCCATTGGCGCCTACGCGACCCACCACGCCGTCCACTGATGTGCGCTGGAACCCAAGGCCGGGCTGCGCTTGCGGGCCGGCATCGCTGGCAGTGGCCGCAGGCGCTGCGGGGCCGGCATCGCTGGCAGTGGCCGCAGGCGCTGCGGGGCCGGCCTGCGCCGGCGCATTCAGGCTGACGGCGGGTTTGCCGGCTGCTGCCATCCCAAGGGCTTTGGTCGGCTGGGCGCTCTTGACCTGTCCAATTGCGGCAGACGATGCCCGATCAGCAACAGCACGCATGCCAACGCGCGCAGCGTCCGCCTGCTCCGGGTTGTTCTTAACCCAATTGGCAGCGCGGCGCTGCTCCACGCCCTTGTTCCTGTAGTCAGGCAGATGGCTGACGGTGACGGGAATTTCGCCGGTGGCCATGCCTGCAATGGTTCGCGGGACTACGGTACCGGCCTTGATGACTGCGCCGGCAGCAGTGCCCAGCGCCCCACCGACCGCGCCGGCGGCATTCTTGAAGCCCTGCCTGGTTTCCTGAATGCGCTGGGATGCGCGTTGCATGTCGGCGTCGATACGCTGCTGCCGCTGCTGCTCAGGCGTAAGCATCATGCCCAGCTGCGGCGGGCGTGCCTTCGGATCGAGTTCATCGGGATTGGTAGCCATGGGGCGCTCCTACTGAGGATGCGCCCGACGCTATGTGACTTGCAGCAGCGGTCAAGCTGCCGGGCTAAAGTTGCGGCACCGCCTCCCACGGACGATCGGAAAATCCATCACCTGAACTGTCAAGCACTTCGGCCGAAAGCACATGGGCTGTCCAGAACGGCGGGCGCATAGGTGGCGCCTCCCCTATACCGCTTAGCTCCCCGACTGATCCAGGGCGATCGCCATTGACCCACATCAGCGCCCGAAACCATTCCCGCGAGAACTCGAACTGCATTGACTCGTCCGAAGCAGCCGAATCGAAAGTCATCTGCATGGCAAGCCCTACGGCCGTCACCGTCCACTGATTTCCCTTGAGCGTGGCGTACAGCCCTTTCGTAGGGACGTGGAACTTGACCGGCTTTCGGCCTTTTTGATTGCAGTGTCGCACCGCGAGCACCACGCCCAGAAACAAGCCCCAATCACGTAGCGGGGCGGGCGACCCGTCGTCGGTTTCCCCCAGTGATTCCTCCAGGTCACTCGGGAATGCTCCATACACAGACGTGACGATATGCATCGCCGTCGCGTAGGTATCGGGCTCCCAATATTCCGGACATTCCAGCCGGAGATTGTCCACCAGGACAGCGCGCTGCTCCCCTATCACGCCCTGGGTGGCAAATCCTATGCGGGCATATATGTCGCTCTCAAATTCTCGCGGATGAACTTGCATATACGTCTCTTCTGATCAGGCAGGCAGGTAGAAATCGACATAGGCCTGAAGGCTCCCGGTAGAGCCGTCTTCAAATTCCACTTCAAACCCCGATAGCTGTGATATGGGTTCGCTACTAGGCTTCGTCGCCGTCGCCGTCGATTTGCCTGCCGAGGTCACGACAAGCTCGCCATAAGTGCGCATCCACCCAACATGGATGGCATGCCATTCATTCACGGTCGAAAGCGCCACCTTCAAACCATTGGCCCCGAAACCTATCAGGCTGGTTATTTCCGAACCTCCCCCGCCTTCGAGCGGTAGCGGCATGACGTATTGCTCGTCGACCATGACTGACAGCCCACCACCACCGGGCGCCCCCTCTGGGGTCCAGCTTGCTCCCGTAGCAGGAACCGGCGAGGCCTTCCAGGCGCGCATGGTCACTACCGCGCCGTCATCGGGATTATCGCCCGATGTGCGCTTGGCATCTGCCGCGAGATGGATAATGAAATCTCCGTTGATAACCAGGCTAGGGGCGCCAAGCCTGTACGGAACGCCTGCGGCATCTGTTCCCCTAGCGAATGGAAACCCTCGCTCGTGATGGCTATAGCCGTTGGTCATGTCCGTTCTCGGCGCGTAGAAGCCGACAGGTTCCCCCGTAGTGCCGTCGCTTCGGATAGGTCGCACGACGGAATAAGCCTGCTCCCTAGAGGCCCAAACGTCGCTGCTGGTATGCGCCCACCAAACATAATCTTGCATTGCCATCGGTTAACCCCCTGCGTTGAGGTCGGCAATCATGGCCGCCTGACTGGACGCCGCTGCTGCTGCGATATCACCGAACGCGCGCGTTGCGGTGGCCAGCGCCCCGGCGGCTTCATTACGCGGCAGGATAGAGGCCTTGTTGCGGTCGTTACTGACCGCCACGTCTGCCCTGGCCTGCGCGCTACGCAGCCGCAATTCCTCGAAGCCCATCTCGACCCGGTAGTATTCGGCAAGGGTCGATTGCAGCGAGGCGTAGACCTGTGCCTTCGCCTTTGCCAGCTCGACGCCGCGCTCTGGCAGATTCGCCCATTGCTGGTAGAAGTTAGCCAGCGATTGCATGATTCCGAGCTTGAGGGTTATTGCCTGTTGCTCGGCGAACTTCAAAAGGTCCAGCTTGATTTCCGCAATGCGGCGCGCCTCGTCCAGGTTGACGCCGGCTATGGCGTCACTGGCCGCTTCCTCGGCCTGCAGCAGGGCGCCGATCATCGCGCCCGGCGGCAACGTAAAGCCTCGGCTTCCGAAATCCGCACGCACCTGGCCGGCCATGCTGTCGCGCACCTTGTAGGCATTGTCGCGCGCCTGATGCCAGACGCTATCGAATATCGCCTGCGAATCGGCGAACGGCTCGCCGCCCCCCAGGATCGCGCACAACCATTCCTCGGGCTTGCTTTTCAGGCAGGCGTTGATCTGCGGGAAATACTTGTCTACCCACTTCTCAGCCTCGCTATCAAGCAGCCGCAAGTCGTCTTCTCGTTCGTCCTCGGGGAGCCAGTCCGTCAGCCCCACCGGCTTTGTCATGTTCGGCTTTGAGACGGTGTGTCGGAACGACACAGATCCGACGTTACTGTTCGGTATCCAGTTGGATATCCGGTTCGCCAGCGCAGCCGCCTGGCTCGTCGCCGCTTCGATCGTGTCTGACTGCATCGAAATAATGGTGTCTAAACTAGCCACGTCCGGTTTCTCCGTAGAACTTGGTGTAAGTACCCCGCGACCCGCGCGGCCCCGTAAAAAATGCTCCGTTGCGCGTACCGAATGCGGCCAACTTGAACCAGGTCTGGCCGCTGTCGGTGCTCATGTAGGTGCCTATGTCCGGATTGACCACGTAGTCGTTGTTGCCCAGCATCGTCTCGGCCGAGTCCATGATCTGGCCCGGCCCCTCATAAGAGAGGATCAGAACGAAATCCGTCTCCCCTTGCTCGGTTTCGATGGCGTGCTGCGGGCATGTGACGGCCGGCAGCTTCCAGGTCCAGCCCCACGCCGGAACCATGGCCCTGCGATACTCCAGGCTTCCAGCGGCCTCGTCGTAGAGGATGAAGCCATTGTTCTGCCGATCGGGCGGGTACGCGGCAGCGCTGACCACCAGCTTTTGCGGGGCGACCTTCGACGTATAGTTCAGTGCGCCATATTCAACGTATTGCATCGGCCACCGACTCGGCGTAGGCCTCGAATCACCGGCCAGCGGCCCCAGGTACCAGGCTCGCGTAGATGCGCCCAGCTGCTCGCATGTAGCTGATGCCCGCAGTCCATCCTCGTCATATACCCGCAGCTCCGTCGGGACCTCAGCCAGGGCGTATTGCCTGTTGTATCCGACCTGAGTAGCCAGTGACAGGTTATCGCGGCGACTGCGGATATAGTGGCTGCTGCCGCTGCGGTCGACCCGATGAAGCATGACCATGGCCCGATGCCCTTCGCTAAGCAGCTCGGCGCCCATAATGACGGGGATATACGCAATGGCCGGGTCAGAGTCGGCAGGCCGCACAGGCGAATCGCTGGAGCACACAACGTCATGGAACAGCACTCGCGGCGGGGTAACTGTCGGGGTTGCCCCGTTCACGTCGTCGACTCGGATAGATGCCAGCGTGTAGGCGTGGCACATCACCGGCCGGTTCTCCACATCCACATACTGTCGGCCCAGCAGTGCGACAAAGAAGACCACCAGCGCGCCGTTCTCCGGGTCGTATGACACGCGCATGGAGTCGATGGAGTTTTGGCACCATCCACCGGGCTCGGCCGGATGCATCATGGGCTCGCCTGGCTGGTCGTTACTGCGCGCCACCTCGTACCAGCGATCCAGCCAGGCTTCCACGCGCAGCAGAGGGTCGCCCGCCGACGACAACTGGAACAGTTCGGACCAATCTACTTTTGATTTCAGGCGCAGGCCTTCATTCCAGGTAATCGCCGCTGGATCCAGACGCTCCGTGATACGGGCGCGCAGTACAGCGATGCCGTTGAGGCCGCAATCATCGCGCAGATAGGTTTCGGATACGTTTTTAGGGTGCGCCGCGGTCGACGTGGTAGTGACCACCGTCATAAACCCAAGGTCACGCTCGGCGCCCTCGTAGCTCCCTGGGCTCGTATCGGGCTCGGGCAGCGGGGGCGCATCACTGCCCGCAGGGAACCGCGCGGACGTGACCCGGCATAACTGCGGAACCAACACGTTTGGCCGGGTTTCGATCGTGTCATCCCATCCGCTGCCGCCCTCTTGCACCTGGAGCGGCAGATGGTGACCAAAGTGGCAGCCGTGACGCGCCCGAAAGAAGGCTTCCATAACCCGCAGCACCCATATGGACCCACCATTGGCGGCCGACGTTAGGGCAGCGATTGATTCCGATCCGTCTGGATACTTAGTGCCGTATCCCGACGGCACATCGCCGGCGGGTGCCATCGACAAGCAGCCGAAGCCTATGCCGTCCTGGTATTCATCCACGCCCCCAGGGCGCTGGGCGAAGTACAGCCCGCCGGACGTCCAACTGAACAGAATATTGTCGCGCCCCCCCTCGTCCACGAAGTTTTCCGACATACACAGCTCAGACCGGATAGCCACTCGCCGATCAGGCGTTACGGAATCGCCCGGTATTAGGCGCGGATCCGTTCCAGCGCTGTCTGGCAACATATAGCCGTACCGATAAAGGTGTCTCGGCCCAGCAGTTCGCCCGACGTAGAGAGTTAGCGCATTCGTTCTCAGTACCCGAATAAAGAGAAACGCGACCCCTAGATCCACTACAGTGGCCACACAGCGACGGCCATTGCGAACCGCTTTCACCAGGTACCCATCCACCACTTGCTGCAAGACGGTTGTACCGCTGGCGTCGTCCCCCATTTCCCCTACGTGCCCAGCCTGCATAGCGCGCCGCGAGAGGCGCTGCGCGACGGGACGCAGCCAGCCCGCAAACGGCGCCGTTATCTTGATCGTTACGCCCTTCATCGGCGACCACCGCGCCGACGGGTAGTGGCGCCCACCAGGAACTCAACGCTGTCGATCGACGCATAGGATGCATCCATCAGCTCCAGCGAAAACGACCAGTTACGCGCCGATACGCCCTTGGCCAGGTCGAAACGGTAAGTGTCGCCGCGCGGGATCGCCCGGTAGATGTGCTCGGCGCCGTCTGTCGTGGCGCGCAGGTACAGCTCGCCGTCGGTGCGTATCCCAACGAACGCATTGGCAACACACGAAAGGCTGTTCGCATCATTGCCCGTCGTGCCCAGGTCCAGCAGCGCAGAGAGCGTGCCGCCTTCGGCCAGGCGATACAGGCCATCCGGGCCGATAGCCCACAGCTGGCCGCCCGCGCGCGCCATGTGCGTGAACTGCTGCCCGTCGTATTCGGCGAGGGCGCCGGTGATGATGTTCACCGCGTAGCCCATCGCCGCATTGCCGGGAAAGAGCGCGCCATTGTCGGCGTTTCCGCTTCCGTCTGCCGATGGCGTGGAAAAGCGCACCGCCTCGCGGCATGTGATGGCCGAGCGGATCACTGCGGCCATTTCGCCAGACAGCTCCAGGCCTCCCGATACCGTGACCATTTCATGTAGCGCGGCGGCCGCAAGCATTTGGAATTGAACCGTTGCGCCAGCTCGGATGCCATCGGAAATCACCAGCAGAATTGGCTGATCCAGCTCGTAGTTCTCACCGATCAGCAGCGCCTGGTTCAGGGATATATGACCTGACGTTAGTTCGGCCGTGTCAATTGGGATAAGTGCGCCCTGGTAACCCGATGTTGGCCACACGCCGCCGACGGATCCGTATGACGCTCGCGGCGCATCAGCGGGATAGCCAGTAATGAGCCCAAGGATGCGGGGCTGTACCGCATTGACCGTTGCCACTTCGCCCGCAAGGCCGTGAATGTAAACCCCAGGTCGAGGCACGAGGCCGCCTGCGGAAACGAACTCGATCGGAGCGGACCCAAGCGCCGCACTCAGCGCCGGACGCGGCACGCGACCATCCACGAGCCCATAGTTACGGTCGGTGATGATCGCCGTCATCTTGGGTGTGCGCCCTTGAACCTGTCCGCCTTGCGTGGAGCTGCTATCCATGGTCAGCCCTGGCAGGGGAAGCCGACCTATCACGCTGCTGTACTCTGCGTCGTAGATGGTCGGAATCGGCCTTGGTATCGTTCCTGTCACCGCGCCAGAGGTCGCGGCCGCAATGACCGCATCGCGCACAGCGTCTTGATCGGAATACAGCACGGCCGCGCCATATAACACGCGGTTGTCCTGGCGCATGGTGGTGTGCACGAGCTCGCCGTCCAGCAGGTAGTAGATAGCATCACCCGCGCGCCGAACCGTCACCGTCCACGGTTTCGTAGTGCGAACCCCGGCCAGCACCTTCACTTCCTTACCGGCCTCGACTATCCGCGCATCCTCGCGCACCTGGAACCGGATTCCGTAGTCGATCCAGCTTTCATTCCGCAGCGACGAGTCCCTGGCCAGACCGACCATGACGCCGATAACACCTGCCGGCACAACGCATGTGAACGACGCACCTACGCTCACCGCTGCAACAGTTCTCGCGCCACCATCCCAGCCGGCAGCGCCTTTGACCACCGTGACGCCAGGCACCGCAGGCTGTGCCGGAACCGGCGCGAGCCCAACCTGCTGCCATACGCGCTTAGTGGGGTAGCGCATCCCCAGCAGTTTGCGCGGCTTGCCCTTGTAGTAGTCGATGTACACCATCATCTGCAACGGACCGGTGATGACCGACACCCAGGCGTAATGCCTGGTATCTGGCTGCCCCGGCAATGCCGGGGTGCCTCCTACGACCGTGCGCGTAGGCGATTTGCGCAGGAGGTTAGCCACAGGTCACACCTCGGGCATGGTCAGATAGAAGTGGTCGATCGTCTGTACGCCACCTGAGGTCAATTCGGGGTTGGACAGGTTCATGTCCGAGCCGGCCACATCAACGCGCCCCTGGATGCGGTAGTCAACGGCACTCACGCCATCGGCATCGGCCGGCATGACGATGCGGAAGAACGAAGCGCGACCGGTCGCCCGGACCGCACCTTGCCATGTTTCGGCCGACGCCTTGGTCAGGGTGCCGTTGGTGGCGCTGCCCTCAAAGCCCAGGCCGGTGGCACCACCGTCTAGCGTGATGGTGCAGAGCTTTACGGCGGTGCCAATGGAGTCGATCGGCGAGGGCGGCACCGCGCCGCTGTAGATGCGGATCTGACAGCCAGTTAGCAGCTGACGGAGCGGGCCAACCGTCATCAGTGCGTTACGGATGCCTTCGGAATACTGGAGCATGGTTTTCCCCTTAGAGGTCGTTCGAGACGTAGGTAATCGAGGCGGTGATTTTCAGCGTTAGGCCGGCATAGATCAGGCGCGGCGTGGTGAAGCGCACCGCCGACAGCAGCAGCCCGGCGACTGAACCCTTTTCTGGGCTAGACGCCATGAACGCGCCGTAGATCGTCTGGTCCACGGTAAAATTGAATTCGGCGCGCGCCGCTTCATTGCTGTAGGTGCCGGCCCCGTCGTAGACCCGATCCCACAGCGGCCTGGAATCCTCGCTGTACTGCGTGAACTCGCCCAGCACTGCCGGGATATCAGCAGCCTTCGTGGCGTCGGTCGGTAGCGCGTTGTTGCGGAACAGCCCCAAGTAGAACGAACCGATGGGCTCGGCATCGCCAAAGGGCGCCTTGATTAGCTGGTGGATCCCTAACAGCGGGATCAGGTTGTCATCGGCCCAGGTTTCCACCACCTGGCCGTCACGGTCTGTCAGTTCCGCGCTGTAGCGGAAACCCACTGGTATCTTTTCACGCCCGTTCATCTGTCACCTCAATGCTCCATGAATCGCCTACGGCTAGGCTGTTTGGCCGGCTCTCGCGTAGCGAAGTGACGACCCGTTGTGTCCCGTTGTGTTCGATGTAGCCGGCCGCCCCTGCGGGGGATTGGCGGGGCGCGTATTTCCCCTGGTTGAGCCGCACCAGCGAGCCGTCGGCGCGGCCGATGACCTGCCCGTAGGGCGAGAACCACGCAATTGTTTTGTCCGGAAGCCCCACGGCGGTGCCTGCCGTAGCGCCGTAGTCGGCAACGGGCTGCATGGCTACCTGGTCGGTGCCAACACCGCTTACGAAGTAGGTCGCATGAGCGGTCGCCACGAACAGGCCGGTCGCGCCCACCGGCGCAAGCAAGGTGATCGCGGAGGGGAACTGAATGAAACCCTTAACCCGATCCACCAGATGCGGTCGCATGGGGTCGGTGTTGTAGAGGTAGTTGCCGCGATAGCCCACCAGCATCGAGCCGACCGCGACCATTGCGGACACAATCGGCATCGGCACCATGCCGCCCGTGGCCAACTGCCGCGTATTGCCCGCCGGTGGCGCACTCAGCAGCGTCTCGCGTGCGTCGGCTACGTGATACAGGGTCGCGCCATTGGCAGCGGACTGATAGATAGCTACCGGTTCACCATTAGCCGATGTGGCTTGTATGCCCGAGCCTTCGGGTAGTGACAGAATCATCACATCAGCACCGGACTCATGCCCGCCCGCGTCCGAAGTCGCCGCCACCCTGTAGATGCCAGCCGGCAATACGCCCGGCACCACTCGCAGATCCAGTACGGGATTGTCTGCGCCCCAAGCGGCGACAGTGGTGCCATCGAAGGTAAGCCGATCTTCCAGGGTGCGGATATACAGGCGTCCGTTCAGCTGGGCGCCGGCCACGTCGCCAGCGGCGGCAATGGTCGCGATGCGCGAGCGCTGCCCGGTTTCCGTGTTGTGGGCGAGTAGGGAATCGCCCTGCGCGAGCACCAGGCGATGCTCCAGGGCGAATAGCGCGCGGGGCGCCGCCAGATCCAGTTCCTTTACAAACTGGGGGCGCAGCTCAAGGGTGCCACCTTCGGCCGGCTCAAGGTTGACGAGCCGCCTCGCTGCGCCTTCTGGCAATCGGTGTGGCTGGGCAATGTTGTTGGCGCCAGCCATCCAGTTATTACGCCGCACGCTATCCACGTCAGGACCCTATTAGTGATATAGGGCGGACGCTATGTGACTGCTGCGATGCTGCAAGCACTTAATCGCGCTCGGCTCAGGCCGCCACAGCGGGAGGCCTGGCGCCGAGTTGAACGCGCGACTACGCGCGGAACTGCATGGGATGAATCTCGTTCGCTATCACTTCGTACGCGATATAGCTCCCGTCCGTCCCTACCCACAGACTCACCTCGAACCACACACGCTTATCAGCGGGCACCTCCAGCGTGAGCATGTTCGACTCAGCACCAGTGAACGAGTGAGTTATGCCCAGCTTTTCAAGCCCGTAGGCCTCTACGTCCACTTCTGCCCCGGCCGTCCACGACAGGCTAGGGTCTAGCGTCAGGCGCCAGGCTTGGTTACTCCAGTTCAGCAGCACTATCGAGATCGACTCTTTCGGGAAGACTTTTTCTTCTGGATATTGTCCGACCTCAGTAGGTGGCAGCAGTACGCGGGTACCTATCTGAGCGTCGGCCTTGTCCTTGTTCAAGATCAAAGACCCGTGGTGTGCCTCGATCGTGAAATCGGAGATTTGAGGCACGCCCAGTCCGGAGTAGGCGAGAGGCAGTAGGCTCTTTCGCCACATGAACCCCCCCATCCAGTCATAGTAAGCAGCAGTCCATTCGCAGACATTCCCGTTGATATCGATCTGGACGCACTTCTGCCCTGTTCGACTGGGCGCTGTCGAGGGCGCCCCAAAGAAATTGGTGTACGAGAAGCTGGCTTCGGTTTCTGTCTCCACAATTGTGTCATCACCCCCACCGCCATCGCCGCCGCCATCGCCAGGCTGCAACCCTGCCAGCTTGTCCCTTTCGGCGTCCGTGAATGGATTGGTGTCGGCGTTGGACTCGTATAGCGCTTTGACTTGCGCGGCGGTCATCTCGGCTGAAGCGCCCCTCTGCGGCTCCCACTTGCTGTCAGTTGGATCCCATACGTGACGTGTAACGGGCTGCCCGGCGCCGCCATCCACGTCGGCATAGTCGCCTGGCGCCCCTTGCGGCAAGGCAGCAGCCAGCGCGGCCAGTGACAGATAGGAACCCTTGTAATGTGAGCTTTCCAGGCCTGCCAGCTTGGCCTTCTCCGCATTGGTGTAATCGTTCGTGGACAATCCCTTGCCCGCCTCTGTGCTGACCTTTTCTGAGAGCTGCTGCGTGGTCGCATAGCTGCCCTTGGGCTGATACGTTTCATCCGCCTCGGCCTTGCTCATACCAGGCGCTTGCAGCACCCAGTCGGCAGCGCTCTCGGTGCCTTTGGCCAGGTACTGATCGCCGTTGGCGGTATTTACGTAATGCGCGCCCACACTGGGCGGCGCGGCCGACGGTGCGGCAGCCCCTTCTACAACGTGCTGGATGGTCATGCTACTTCTCCGGTGGTAAGGATCTGATTGCTGCCGTCGTTCAGCAGCGCGTCATTGGTGCCGGTCAGGGCGTTTTCGGGTATTGGGCTCGACACGAACAGCAGGTACTCGCCGCCCGGTCCTGTAAGGGGTTCACCACCAGCGCCGGTTAGCGCGTTCTCAGGGACTTCGGGGTCGGTGGGGGCGCCCTGCTCCAGATGGACCACCCGCTCGGTCAGCAGCGCAATGGTCTGCGTCTGCGTGGATATGGTTTGCCCCTGCGCCTCCACCTGATCACTGAGCGTGCCGACCGTCTGTTGCAGCTGCTCGACATTGGCCACGACTTCGGCGAGCTGCGCCGCGATGGATTCCACCTCGTCGCTGCTGGGCAGCTGTCCGGCGTCGTGCGCGACGCCATTGGTCAGGGTGACGATCAGGTGCTTGCTGGCATCGATCAGCACAGATTCAACGCCCACGCCATTGATCCCGCGCCGACTCGACCCGCCAATTGCCAGCGGTGCGCGTCCTGGAATGATGATTAGGGCCATACCGTGACCTCCTGGCCGACAGTGACCTTGCTTGGCGCAATGATCGAGATAACGGAGCCGTCCGGCCGGATCGCCTCCAGGTCGTAGACGGCGCGTGTCCAGCCGATCGCCTCGGTGACGGCGTGCGGCAGCTCGATGACGAATGCGCTGCCTGGAACATCCAGGGTGATCGTGCCGTCTGCCAAGTCAGCAGGGTCGGAGCTGAATGACAACAGCACCTCGCCGCCAATGCGGTCGCGGATCTGCATGCGCGCCTTCCAGCTGTCGATATCCGCCGGTCGCGGATAAATCAGCACGCTCGGCGCGCGAAAGGGCTTGGCGCCGGTCAGGTTGAGTTCGTCGAACTCAAGCGTGTCGTCATCGACTCTCGACGGTGTAAGCCACTCGCCCTGCGGCGTGTTCAGCTCGGCGGGCGCCCGCGTGCTCTCAATGCGCACCGGCCAGCCACTCGGCACGCCATGCGCAGGAGCGGTGATGCGTGCGGGCGCCTGGCTTGGAATGGCGGTGATCGCGCGATAGACCAGTTCATCGTCGGCGTACATGAACGGCTGCGTGAATGTCTTCCCGCGAACTATGTGGATATCGAAGGTGGGCGCTGTCATGGGTTAAGCCCTGGGCTATTTCCCGCTGACGCTATGTGACTCGGCGCTGCGCGCAAGCTGAAACACGGCACCGGCCAGGTCGACCGGCGCCGCTTCGCTCAGTAGTACCCGACATTGCGATGGGGTACGTCCTCGCGGGTCTGGCGGCGCAGATCGCTGCCAGGGTTGTCGCCGAAGTAGTCGGCGAACGCCCGCTGCGCATCTGTGGCGCGACCAAGATCCAGCGTTTCCGCGTCCGGCACGGAATAGGCGCGGTACAGCGCCCAATCCAGCAGGTTGCGATGGTGCGATTCATGAACCTCGAAGCCAGTAGCTCCCGCCCGGTGGTAGGGCAGTCGGTAGCCCTCTAGTAGCACCACGCCTGGGGCATCAGGACGAGGCGCCAGCCGCAGCGACGTTTCGTTCTGGACCGCATACTCGACGCGCCCCGACTGATCGCGCCAGCCGCGTACCGTGGCATCCAGGTACTCGGTCGAAACCAACTTGATCGGCCGGCGGCAAGCGGCGCCATCGTCCAGGTACGCGATATGGCTAATCTCGTAGAGCTTGGGGTGAAGCGGATAGGCCGTTTCGCCGACCGCCACCCGGATTTCGCACATATCGGGATCATTGGACTCATGGAGCAGCCGCCCACGCACGCACGCTTCGCGCTCCGCTTCCTCCAGCCAGCGCACGATATCCGCGGTTTCCCACAGATACGGCGCCACTGTGTCCTGGGTGGCGATGCGGAACTCGCGCACCAGGTCATTGCGGGTCATTACACAGCCCCGAACTGATCGATGAAGCCAAGCACCTGAGCGCGCAGCTCGGGCAGGTTCTTACGCTTGTCCAGCTCCTGCCGGAACTTGGTGCGCGCGAACTCCTCGAGCCCGGCCTTGGTCATCTGCTGGACGCTATCGCGCAGGTCTTGCAGCTCGTTCAGCTCCTTGTGCTGCTTGCTCTGCTCCTGCTCCAGGCGCGCCAAGTGCTCGCTGGTGTCGTCGGACGGCACCAGATCCCGATCAGCCTCGCCGGATCCTTCGGTGAACACATCCGGATGGCGCAGGAAGCGCGACGCGATGATCGCCGGCAACGCGCGGGTCTGGCCTTGACTGAAGGTCAGGCCGGTACCGTAGACGCGATCCTCGAAGGTCGGGCGCCGACCGATGTACTTCACCGCCACCTCGCCGACGTTGAGCGAGACGGTAGCCTGGACGGGCGCACTGCTGGCATCGACGCTGCCGCTGCTCGATGTTTGCTCGGTGTCCTCGGCCAGCTTGAGCATGGCGAGCACCACGCCACGGAAAATGTAGTCCTTGGCCTTCTGCTCGGGCGGCAGCTCGGCATAGGGCCGGAAGCACGGGTGAATCTTCTTCTCGGCGTCCTTGACCTCGCCATA